GTTAAAGATAGGTTCAACTTTACCGCCTGTATCGACTTCGGTTATACCGCCAGGAAATAGTGATACACTACCGATTACATCAGATGTTACGGCCATAGGTGGTTTTACCCCTAACTCAATAGCGGTTAGTCGGTCTAATTCCAACTTCTGCAACATCATCGCATCTGATTGTGCGAACCATGCACTACCTTTACCATAACCATTTAGATCATGTGTGGTGTGCCGTGCAATCGGAATAGGCCATTCTTCATAGCCACTATGTCGCAAGATTTCATCGTCTCTACTCCCCTCAACCCAGTAAATAGAGGAATAAGGCATGTTCTTATTACCAAGTTTTCCGTTTCGGTCTTTGTTTTCACACACTAGCCAACAAACAGTATATACAGTGGCATTACCCTTGCCGTCATCGTATGCATTTTTAATCTTTTCGGTACAGTTATCATATCCAAACTCTTCCACGAGTTGGTCGCAAGTCATGTTATACTTCCGCCCAAACGTGTTAACCTCACCATTAGCATTACATTCTAATGCGTAAGTACCGATTGGATACGATGTGAATCGTACACCAACTTTACCATCAGGCATGATTGACATAGGTGCTTGTCCGAATGGTAACTCCATATAGACTTGGTGAACCACATTGTAGAAATTGGATTTTGCAAACACTGCATACAATATTTCTTCACGTTCATCTAATACTTTCGCTACATCGCTATTTGCTGCCATGTCGGTATTTTCCATGGTTAGCTTAAACCATTTACGGCTAGGCGGTGTCATTCCACTCATTACACCACTTGCAAATATTTGGCAACTTTCCCATGCTATACCAGTAAGGATTTTATCGGTATACAACTTTGATTGGTCTTGTTCGCCATCGAATACACCGAGAAATGGTAACTGATAATCTCTAATCATCTTCCATTTCTCAACGTACTTTTGACGATTGGTGAACATCTGATTGAATTTAGCTTTTATTTTTTTATAGTCTTTTGGTTTAGTTACAGGCTTTTCTGTCGGCTGCCTTGCTAGGCTTGATAAGATAGTACTCATATTAACCGCCTAATGTTGTTTTGCCTGTTGCTTGACTTAACGCACTAGCCAAGATGGTACTGTCATAACCAGTTTTCTTACGCTTCTTGTCTGTGAACCATTGTTCATCTCTTTTTTGTGCCATATCATCAGTTTGTGCAACTGGTGTAGGCGATGGTGCTGGTTGCTTAATATCTGGTGTTTTAGCTTTCATACACATTCACATTCCCCCTTTACCCAAATGGTTTGTACTCTGTATTCGCTACTCTTCTGTGATTGCCATTTACTTTTTTAGTGACCCTAAATGCAAAGGTCAAGGCTAATGCATCGCCTTTGTTTGGTGATGGTAAGCCACGCTCTTTCATGTCTTTCTTGCTTTCAAGTTGGATACGGCCGACTTTATCAATGATCGCTTCTGGCCCTACGAGGTCATCATACAATCCTTGTTCATTAGGAATTGCACCGCCCTCTTTTAGCCACTCTTTCATTTCACCCCACATATAAGCCCTCATGTTGAGATACATCTTGTTAGGCGATGCACCACCAAAGGCAACTAACCGCCATTTTCTACCCATTGACTTACCAATACTGTAAATACCAGTGCCGTACCCTTGGTCTATGAATACTGCATCAGCTTTATATGTATCCTCAAATTGTGCAATAAGGTTAGCCATACGCATATCATCATCATTCTTTTCAATGGTTGCCAAGCACTTCATGGAATAGCCATTGCGCATTACAATTTCTAATGTATCGCCACCAGTCCATGCAGGGTCTACACCGATGATTACAGGTAAATTGTTAAATTCACCAACTCTATACATTCGCTTTTGTGCTTCATCTACAATTGTTGCGGATATGAATTGTGTGTCAGATGCACTAGGGAATATCCCTCTTACACGTACTTTTACAAAGTCGCTATCCTCACCATGAATATCTACCCATTCTTGTAATTTCGCTTTGTTTGAGACTTTAACAGTACGGCTATCAATCTGATAGGTAGTCCAATATGCACGATGTTTTCTGAAACATTCTCTAAACCTACCACTGTTACGTGTAGGGTTTCCAAACACGCACCATATAATCTCTGTTTCCTTATCCGTTAATGCACCCTCTGTTACTTCCCAGATCTTGTCAGATATTGCGGATGCTTCATCAAATATGATAAGGATACGATTGCCTTGGTTATGCAAACCTGCAAATGCTTCTGGATTACTTTCGCTCCATGGAATAGCATCTATCCGCCATGTTTTCTCATACTGTTTATCCGCACTAAACAATGCGGTAGCCGTATAAGTAAATAATTCCTTGCCTATGAATAGGTTGCACCATTTGTTAAGTTCCGCCCAAGTCTTAGACTTTAACTGTGTATCAGTATTAGCAGTAACTACCCCTCTTGTATTCTCGTGTGTAGCAATAGCGAATAGTATCAACAATGAAGAAAAAGCGGACTTACCAATACCATGACCTGATGCAACGGCTATTTGTATCGCTTTAGCTAATGACTTTCCCTTGCGTAGTTCTTCGCCTATTTTCTTGAAAGTCTTTACTTGCCATTCATCAGGGCCGTCAAAGTTTTCAAGTGGTGTTCCTTTTTCTCCCCAAGGAAATGCGAAATAAACAAAGCCTAACGGATCATGAGTAAACGAACCCAACGCATCAATCAGTTGTGCCTTGTTGTACTTCATCTGATTTCACCCTTGCTTGTTTCATGCGGTCGGATATATCAATTTCTATTTCTGCATCAAGTTTTACCTTTTCAGTAAATAGCATGTGCCGTTTACCCAACAACTCGGCTGCTTTAGTTCTATCCGCAATTGAAGCATCCAAACCAAACGCATCTTTTTCTTCACCATTCATAACCCTAGTTAGGTATTGTAAGACTTCATCAGCAGTTGCGATTGTATTATTGTTCTTTTGTTCCATGTGTTGTTGTATATATTGGCTCACGTTAGCATTTGACAACAATCTACTCCCCTGTTGCCTTGCACTATTTTCTGAATATCCAGCCTTTAATGCAGCTTGTGTAGCATTAGCAGTCTTGATGTATTCAGTTGCAAATAGCAGTTGTTTGTCTGTCAGATTTGTATCATTCAACATCAATCACCACCTTTATATGTCTTAACTAAAAATAGCAGTACTTCATGTTGCTTAGTACTGCTATACTCACTTTCTTTCTTATAGAGTTGTCCGTGTTTGAACGTTTTCCCTTTCTTGTATTTGTGAGGGAATGTCAGTTTATATTCCTCTTCCGTGTACATTCGATTGACGATATACACTTTACAAGGCTTATCATACTTGCTCCATGATTGCCTTACATCAACTACATACCGCCTGCCGTTCATCTGTAATGCTTTAAGCAATTTCTTTATCGTTGGTTGATAATTCACATTAAGCACCACACAATACCGACTATAATCAATACACCGCACACAATGGCTAGGCAATCAATAATGCTCAATACGTTATCCTCACGATGTTCAAACGCATATTTTGCTTTCGCTTGCAGGTCTTTGTTATCTAAATCTTGTGCAGCTTTTTTGAACAACGCTCTATCCTTAATGAATTGTTTAATTACTTTAATCATTTTAGTACTTCACCACCTTTCCGCTTTAGCTTTCCATTAGATCTAACACACAAACCGCATGTACTCTTTCTTGCATTCCCCTGTGTGATATATGTTTGGCATAATCCATCATATTCAATGACATTAGCCGTACATTTCCCTTTCTTGTTGTTTAAGCATTTGCTTTTACAACACAATATATCAGTCATCATTTCTCCCCTTTTGATAACTTTATGCAAAAAATGAGATATATCGCCGTGGATATACCTCATTATGTGATAGTTTTATTCATTTTTATTGCATACTCAAAACCAAAGTTATATAGTTGGCTATTCGCCAACACGAGCATATGAATTGTAATCATGGTTAGCTCACTCTGTCTAACTCTCGCACAATACTCGGTTCCCAACGGAACATATAGCTTTAGTTTTCAATATGCAATTGCACCCTCTAAACTAATACCGCTAGTTGTTTGTAGTATGTAACATTTTTTTGCTTAAGGTTTTATCTCATGAAACGTATAGTTGGTTGTTATTGCAATATTGGAACGGATTATATGTGCGGTATTAGTTTACAAAATGCAATATAAGAGGTGCGGTGCAGTTAGAAAATAATATAGATTGTAATGACTTAGAAACAATACTCGTTGATTTTCAAATACAAAATATAAAACCGCACCTCAATTGCTATTTAGTTTTTAGAATTGCTCACTGGCAACTCTTACACCTTATATTCTACTATATGTTTTTATACATATATACTGACATTTACTGACATTTCATGACATTTACTGACATTTCAACCTGCCTATTTCAATTAACGCTTTTTCTTTATACCTCATAGCCTGTCTTTCGTTAAATTGGTTCTCAAAAACCGAATGCGCTTGTTTGGCTGACATTCCAAGCAGGTATTCATAACGTAACATTGTACCGCCTATTTCTTCACTTAGACTATTGATCGTGTTGATTACATCGCACTTGTACTCGCTCAATTCATCAATCCGTCTGCGTTGTTCTTTTTC